TGGGCGCAATCGCCACAGAGTGCGACGAAGGTGTTGAGGGAGGCTAGGGTATTACCCTATAGCGTCGTCGCAATCTGTGATGCGCTGTGGCGCTTCTATGATTTACCATTCAATCTTGATTTGGTTGTTTGGTAGAAGAGTTACTGTGTAGCCCTTGGCTTCCAATACCGCTTGAACTTCTTTTACGTTAAAGCATTTTGGCACAAGCAGCATGTACATGGTAGTCGGAAAATTGCGGGCAATCTTAAAGATGGCAGCGGCAACAAAGGTTTCTACCCATTCTTCAGTCGTATAAAGCTCATTGGCATACTGGCGCTTGTAGTGTTCGCGCTGCTTTTGAAACTCTTTTAATTTACTGGCGGGCAGTAACATAATCAATCCTTTTCAGATATGGCCTGTGCTCGCGCACAGATTGCCACAGATTGCAATTAAGGGGACGAGGTAGGCTATGGTATTACCACGCAATAGGCATCTGATTTTCGTTATCCCGTTCGACGAAATAACCTGATTGAGTTAAAATGTCGGCGACTGCTTCGTCATCGATATAGTATGGAATATCGATACGACAACCAGAAACATCACTGGTTTTGGCAGCATGCATGATGCGAGCAGCCACTACCATGTTAGTCCAGTCGTCGGCATTGATGCTATCGCCGACAACGCGCTCTTTATCCTTGATACAGCTTTGCTGAAACGATTTAATCAGGCGGGCATCTACAATCATTGGTATTCCCCCTTACCATGCAACATGGATATTGCGGGCTTTGGTTACGGCTACGGTATAACCTGCAGCGGCAATGCGGGCAGCGATATACCCGATACTGTACTCGCTAGGGATAACGGCAATCGAAGCATGGTCGCGTCCTACGCGGCGCATGGTTTGAATATGGTCAAGAGCAGTTCTGATATAGTTTTGCATTTCTTGGTTCCTTTACTGGTAAGCATTTCACGGGGATATGATAAAAGGATATTGCTTTAAATGCAATATCCTTTTTTGTAAAGATTTGGTAAATCTTATTCGCTGTTGCCACGGGCATGCCCGGCAATGACGAGGGCATTTTCATGTTCAATCGCACCGGGTACTTTATCGAACTGGATAATTTCCCATTGCTCGTCGTAGATTGATGGCAAATCAATACCCGGCCAGCCTAATGTAGCATGGATGCAGCCTAATGGTTCGTAGAAATAATACAAGACGCCTGTATAGCGGTTTCTTGCAAAGCATGGCAAGCTTGGCGGATTGTCTGTGCCGATTCGGATTTCTCCAAAAATGTCGTCCATCAAACACTCTGATTCAAGGCCAACAATATCGTATTCTTTGCCTTCATAACAAATGAAATTGTAGTCATAGCGACGCCCGCCAATTTCAAGGGATTTGTCGCGGTAGGATGCTGTTACCTTGAACGGAACGGTATCTCCATTAGATAAAACAAATTTCGTTGTATAGGGGCAAGTCATCAGGTAGCGCCGGATAATCTTAGCGACTTCAGGGATAAAGCGGTCTTCTTCATTATAAAAAACTTGGTATTTGCTGGTCATTTTCATTTTCATTTAAATTCCTTCCATGAAACAATCAATTGGTATACAGGTTCAATCTGAATAGTTACGGCATATCCCTTGGCAGACAGGGATTGCTTAATCAATTCGGGGTTTAGATTGGGCAATAACGGGATAGTGGCAGACAAGTATCCGTCGTCGGCTTGTTCGCAAATGGCCTTAACGCATGTTTCATGCAGCCATTTGGTTGTTCGTTCGTCGATACTGCGCTTACTGGTAGCCAGTTCCCGCATAGCCCCTGCGGATGGTATCGGTGTCATAATGGAAATATCTTTCACGGGTTAATCAGGATGGCCATTATAGCGCAGGCAAAACAAAACCGCCAAACTTTTTACGGCTTGGCGGTTTCTTATGGCTTACTTGGCTTTAGGCTTTGCCGCTTTCTTCGGGGCGGTTTTCTTGGCTACCTTGGCCTTTACCGGGGCTTTGGGCTGTGATACGCGCTTGCCTTTCGGGGCGGCTACCGGGGCTTTTGCCTGTACGGGCTTGCGGGTGCGTTTGGTGCATTTCAGGAGCAGGTTGAAGAATACATCGCGGTATTTGTCCTCAACAATCAGTTCATAGCCTTTGGGTAGTCGGCTGTTCAGCTTGGCCAGCGTGCCGTTGATGTCGGTGGTATATACCCCATGCAATACGCAGCGCATGCCGTTGCCTGACGGATTGGCCAAGGATTTCTGATTGTAGATTTTGCTGCAATACACGTCAAAGGCATTCAGCGCATCGCGGCAAATACGGGTTTCATAGTGGGTAGATTGTGATTTACGTTGAGTCATAGTTAAATTCCCTTTCGGGGTTGTTGGAAAACTTTACTTGTGCTTATTGTACATCATCGTCAAGCTTGAAGTAATCAAGCGGGTCAAGCCTGCCACGAAGGCCAAGGCCGGGTTTAACGCTGGTTCGAACTTCAAAGTGGAGATGACTGCCCTTGGCCTTGTTAATCATGCCTTTTGCATTACCCGTGCTTCCGGATAATGCAATGCGGTCGCCCGCTTTTACCTGCTGGCCAACTTGGCACTTGATACTGGATAGATGAGCATAGAAGGCATACAGGCCGTCTTTAATCTTCAGGGTTACAGTCCAGCCGTAGCCGTCATTGCCACGGGCTACATCGGCGATTACTCCATCGTCGACGGCATAGACCCTGTAGCCGTTGTCGACGGCTAGGTCTATGCCTTGATGGGGTCTAGGGCTGCCGTCTTTGTTGGTTCGAACCATCCCAAACATGGCAGACTTCTTACTGCGCAGGCCTGCTGTGCGTAATACGTTTTCGTGTAGGGGTTTGTGTTTGAACTGATAATCAGACATAATCATTTCCTTACGGGCTTAATAGATAACCCTATTTACAGCAAATTGGCAAAACGGGCTGCCGTGCTGCCTGTCTTGAATGAGCCCGCATCGGCTTCAATCCGTTTGGTTTCGGCGTTTTTCAGTTTGGATAATGCGGGGTTCTCGACATCATAGTATTGCTGGCGGGCTTGATTAACACCAACCACAAAGCGCAGTAACTCGGATTTGTCGCCATAGCGGGATTTGATTTGCTTGCACATTACCTGATTCATTTCATCCAGTTCATCGGTGCGGGTTAAAGACACCATATAGTCAGCGGTTGCGGGGACGCCCATGGAATTTCTTGTTACAATGCCATTCGCGCAAAATAGATTATCCCGTGATACCGTAATATCTAACATTTCTTGTTCTCCAAGATATTCTATCTCAACAATTTCATCGTTGAAATCAATCAGTTCTTCAAGTTCTAATGCCAATGATGCTTTTTCAAACTCTTCCTTAATAATTGCTTCAATGATGCTTTCAATCGGTATATCATACTTGTTCCGAGATTTGATAATCCTTGCCTGAGCCGCCACTGCCTTATAAAAACGGTCGTCGCCATTATACGGCAGATAGAGATTTAAGTCTTTCATCGACTATCCTTTTCAATTCGTCGCAAAAAGTCGTCATTTCGGGCAAATTATCAGACCAAACTTCTATCAACAGAAACCCATTTGTTTTAATAGCTTCCCGTTTCTTTTCATCATATGCCCATTTTTCTGCCAACGGGCGCATTGATTTACTTCTTCTTAACTCGTAAGCAATATCATGCTCATATTTTGGATGATAGCGGTATCCGTTATATTCAATAGCAATTTTTGCAGATGGGATACAGAAATCAATGAAAAAGTATTCGTCTTCGTGTTGCACCCAATACTCGCCTTTAAACGATTTTGCATACCGATAAAAATCACTATCAAATCCACATAATTTAACCACTTCTTCAAAAAACATGTTTGATTCTTTAGAGCGCCCAACTACGCCTTTATCGCGCATCCCTTTTATCTTCGCCTCGTTTAGTGCGTTCCATTTCTCGATACCAAATTTGGCAATATATTCGTCTTTTGTATATCTTGGCAAATAAGAACTAACTTTCCGAATTTCTTCTTCAATAACCTTTGGGTCAGTTATCCCCCTACTGATATAAAACTCGCGACACCCACGAATCCGCTTCCTATGCCATAACGGGTCTTCTGCTACTAACTTAGCAATCGCTACCTTACAAGCTTCTTTCGCCTTTCCGTTTGTAAACGGGTTTTTCCCATCTTTAATTTGTTGAAGCGTATGTTCTCGGTTCTTCACGCAACGAGCATCATATATCCGCTGCCCCTCTTCTTTTCCATAGCAAAACTGAAAACACTCTATCGTATTGTCATTATACGGGCGCTTCCAACCATGGCTTGCATACAAATCCATAATTTCTTTAATTTCAGTCAAATCATCGCAATGTGCCGCTAATCGATAAAGAAACCGGCATTGGTCCATATGCAATGGACGATATTTACTATGAATATGTTCACAAACTTCTATCTTATCAGGCGGAAGTTCGCCATAATCAACAACCATCTTTTTCATAAACCTACGTTCAACAAAGCGTTGTTTGTGAATACTTGGTTTTCCAGCCATAAAGTTCTCCAATCATATTATCTGTTTCATACACAGATATTTATATCATGTGTCCTTGCTACTGGCAAGAACATCCCCAACAACCAAATCACAAACTTTTTTACGGCCTTGATTAGTTGGGAATACATGGTTTGTAGAAGCGACAATTTCTTTCCCAGACTTCGTTCTAATACGAACGGCCTGCTTCACTTGCGGACAATGAGTCATTTTTACGGTGACCCATCTATTCCCATGTGATTTGATAGTATCGCCGACTTTCAAATCCTTCAACAACATTTCGCCTTTTTCTTTATGAGTAACAATTGTATTTGGTCCCAAACAGTCCGCCACGTCGTCCATAGATGCGTCAGAACTCTTCATGCCCTGCCTGTTAAACTGCACACCCGTCCAAACTGCTATATCATGGGTAATCCCGATATTGCGCAGCTCTTGAGCAATGAACTTTTGATATTCATAGCTGTTGGATTTACCATGGCTAATTAATGCGCTGGCGCAGATGCCTAGGTAATCGACAAACATTACGTCAATATCAATATTCAGCTTTGCCTTCAGTTCTCGGAGGATATGGCGGAAATGCCCCGAATGGCCTATACCCGCTTCATATTGCTTCAGGATTAGTTTGCCGTATCCCTTTTGCTTGATGTAATCAATCTGGTTAAGAAACTCGGTTTTGCCAATCTTGGGCAATCTATCCATGGGGATGTTTAACAGGTTGGCGTCAATGCGTCGGCTGATTTCTTCCTCGGCCATTTCTAATGTGATATACAACACATTGTATCCAGCCTTGACATAGCCTGCAGCTAGGTTACACATGAAACCTGTTTTACCCGCGTTTACCCCTGCAGCCACAACATTCAGAGTTTTTCTTGGTATTCCCCCGCCTGTTACACGATTGAAAACATCCAACTGAAACGGAATCCTTGCAATCGGATTGGTATAGTATTCATAGCGGGCAGCCGCATCTTCGAGCCAGTCATGGCCGATTGATACGTCGAATGTGATATTAACCGCATCCCTAAGCATATCGGGGATAATTTCGGGCTTCAGCTTCTTCTCATCGCCGTTATAGATGGCGATAGAAGTCATGATGGCATTATAGGCAGCCTTTTCCCGACAAAACTTCTCGGCATGGTCTTTCAGCCATTCGTCCGTAGGCAAATCCATCTTGTACAGGGCAGCCACATAGCCTTCGAGTTCGGCCTTCTTTTCAGGCGGTATCTCGCCTTTGGTCACTTCGTACAGCAAAGCCGCTTCAGATGGCAAGGCATCATATGTTGCTATGTAGGCATTGATGGCTTCGTAAACCGTATTGTCAGCTTCGTCTGTAAAATAATCGGGTTTGAGAAACGGCGCAGCTAATGTGGTAAAGGATTTATCACGGCACAGAGCCGCTAGGATAATCTGTTCTTGGGAGATAGACATGTTGCTAACTCCCGATATTACATCAAGGTCGACAATATCGGGTTACGGGCTAGGGCAGCTTCTTCAGAGCGTTTAATCCTATCCACCATATCGTTAAACACATCTATCGGGTCTTCAAGGCTGGTATCCGGCAATACCTCGTTGCCTTCTTCGTCGTAAATCGGCGTCAGCAAATTCACATCGCTTTCGGTTTTCAGGGATAGCAGATTGTAGGTCAGCCACTTGGTCAGGCGTTTGCGCCGGGTATAGACAATGATATTGGATAGCAGGGGATAATCGCCGTTTACATCGGCATACTGAAATAACTCGTTCTGCATAGGCAGCACGTCGGAGTTATGGATAACCTTTGCATTATCTGCCAGCAATGATTTAATCCAAGTGACAATATCGGCCAATGATTTGTCTTGGCCTGCAAAGTAAAACGTGTCATCTTTACCATGGGCAGCCATTGCAAAGCGGAAAACGGGTTCGCCTTGACTCTGCCCTTGGGTTAGCACCAGCGTGGCATTGGATGGTTTCTCTCTCAATTCAATCTGCATCATCTTCTTGTTCCTTTCTATCGGCTTCCTGTATCAAACGGTCTCGTCTGGTCAGGATACCTTCAAAATCTGTGGTATGAACTAACTGCTTGTCGGCTGCAAAACTATACTCAAGCATGGCCGCTAAGGCTTTCAGGGTTTCTACCGCATCGGGGTTGGTTTCTTTCAGGGTATGGTTGGCATAGATGTGGTCTTTGCATCGCGCCGTGGCATTAAGGCTGGCAAACTTGAACAGGGTTTCCCATTCTTCAGATGTGCCGTCTAATACGTCTCTAATGGCTGCGCTGTTATGCACTAACTCAATGCGTATCCCATCGGGGATATATAGCAGGATTTGATGCAGGGCATAGTCGCTGCGTGTCAAATAACTGTCCCAGCCTACAATATACTCGGCATCTTCGCCGTGGTAACAAATACGGATGCAATACCCGCCTATATCCTTGGCCAGCGATTTACAGAATATCATCACGCTTAATGGGTAGATAGTCTGCTCGATAACTTCCCCCCGGCTGTTTAATACTTGGCCGGGCTGTAAAGTAATGAACCCCAAGCGGTCGTGCCAAGATAACCTATTTTTCTTCGCTTGCTGCTTTGCTGTAGTCAATTTCAAAATCCCCTTGGAAAGTGGCTTTATAGGATAGGGTGTAATGGGCTTTCAGTTCATCGGCCAAGCCCCATGCAAATAAGCACAGGTAAATCTCGCCGTTATCAATCAGGTCTTTAGCCCTGTATTTGTCAGGCAGGATTTCGCCTGTCTTTTTGTTGCATAACTGATACCAGCCGCGTGTTTCAGAAACAATCCAGCCGAACTCTTGGGCAAGTTCGAACATGCCGCTCCACTTGCTGATACCGTTTTCAAAGGATACCATAAGCGGGATGGATTCGCCTTCTCTGACATAGCGGGATTTGTTGGCCGTAATTCTAAAGCGGTAGCCAAGCAGTTCATCGCCGTCTTTGTCTTTAGCCTTACTAATGTACAGAATTTGTTGACTTGAATATCTTGCGCCAGTGCCTCCCTTCATCTCTGTCTTGCTGTACATTTCCAGCGTTTGATAAACCGCATTCACAACCACAATCGGGATATTCAACACAACGGATTTGGCATTCATAATTCTGAACAGGCTGCCCATATCCTTAGCTCGGGTCATATCTGCCACGTTCTTGCCGTCTTCGGCGTCTGATACTTCCTTCAGGCTTGGCAACATCCCGATACTGTCGATAAAGATAATCACGTGGTCGCCACGGTTGATGTTAATCAGATGGTTTGTAATCTCGGTGCGAAGCTGGCCAATATCGCTTACAGGCACATGCAGGATGCGGTCGGCTGAAACGCCCATTGATTCGAATGTTTGTTGGGTGACACCGCCCTCAGAATCGTAGAAGATGCAAACGGCGTCATCATACTTGCGCATATAGGATGCGACCATAAACAAGCCCAAGATGGTCTTGAAGTGGGCAGACGGCGCAGCAATGGTCGTGATGCCTGTCGGCAATCCGCCCAGTACATCGCCGGATAGGATTAGGTTCAATGCCGGGATGGGTGTCGTGGCGCAATCTTTGACATTGAATACATCGGATTCGGATAATACATTAACCAGTTTGTTTTTGGTACTGGCCTTTAGCTTGTTGAGTAAATCTGACATGGCTACTCCTTGAGATATAGATGCAAAAATAGGTGGCGCACCGGTTGGGCACGCCACCGTGGTTATTTACGGGCTGATTATAGCAGATTAAAAGAAGTCATCCAAGGCCGACGCTTCGGTTTTCCAGCCTAGCAAATCGGTAAAGGATTTGATGGGCGATAAAAACATTTGTTCGTACTGGCCTTCGTAATCGATATATTCATGCAAACCCATCTCCGGCGGTAAATCATCCTTGTAGGCAAAATAGTAATAGCCCGTGGGGTTGGGTTCGGTTAAGCGGATAATCTTGACCTTGTCGCCGGATTCTATCGGGGCAATATCAAACAGCTTCTTCTCTTGACGCAATCGGTTAAATGATACGCTTGCCCTGACATTGAACGGGGCGCGTGGTTTGGCCACCAAGCCGTTACTCCACTCTTCAATCCCGTTGACGCCCTTATTGCGGGCAATATCATTAGGTGGACGCTTGATGAAATACTCGTGGAAGGTTTCAAGGCGTTGTTGGAGTTCGGCTTCCTTATCATCATCCAGTATCAACTTCAGGCATTCAACCATTTCAGCCCTTGCGAAGTCTGGAAGTTCTGAGCGGGCGGTTTCAATCCCCATCATCTTAATGTGGGGTTCGGCATACCTTACGCCTTCATTGTCGTGAACTCGCAGGATATAGTTTTTCTTGGCTCGCCATATCCCTACATCGGCGATTACTTCGCGCTTCATCGACATTGCATTGGTATAAGCGCCCAAGTAGTCGGCCAATTCTTCATAAGATTTCTCGATATGCGGTTCAATCGATTGCGCCGCTATGGCATCAACAAGGTCAACCAGTTTAGATAATGGGTAGTCTTGGCCTGCAGTGAGTTTGTCTACGATATGTTCAAGCGTGAAATAGCGGCTGTTATGAACCAAAATATCATTGGCAAAGAAATTGTGGCAGCCTTCAACTTCAATGTCGTAGACATCTAATTCTCGAATACCCAAATCTTCTACAACGAAATCATCTGTTATTGCGTAATCCATCTAATAACTCCTGTAAAGCTTCATCGGTTGGTTCACGATATTCCCAAACAATATAATATTGTTTAATATCACGATTATCAAACAACGCCCGCATTTTGGCCACATCTTTTTGCCAAAGGTCTTGAACATGGGTATCCCGTAACACAGCATCTATACCATAAACATAGGGGTCGCCGTGCCAATATACCCCGTTATATTCGATACATAATTGAAGCGCAGTATTAACGTAATCATAAATCAGTATCCCGCCAACAGAATCGTCATAGATAACATATTCGCGATAACCGTGTTGGCGTTCTTTATCGGTTAGCAATGATTCGAACCTATCTAAAAATGCCGAACTTGCGGAACTAATATACTGTCCTGAAAATGGTTTGTTGCGATAATACTCTTCTAGTTTTGCTTCGGCATCTTCACCATACCGGATGCGATATGCTTCAATAGTATGTGATTTCATCAGATTGACATGTTCATACCGTCGCTGGCCTTCAATCACCCCATATTTTTCAATAAAATAATCCAATTGATTGCCAGCGTATCGCTGTCTATCGCAATATTCTTGCCATCGACGCTTCCCTTCTTCAAGGCCGTGGCGTTCGATAAACAGTTTTTCTGTGCAGGCGCGGGATAGATTGTAAGCGTCCACTTCTTCACTCGTCATACCATGAACACGCATCTTGTATTCCTTGGTATTAGTGATGCGCTGTTGTTCACAATACTCATCCCATTTAACCCGCCCTAAATCATCGCCATAGTCGACAATCATCTTTTCAAGCGTTGCGCCTACTGGTAGGGATAAAGATTTTTCCAACCGGGTAATAATTGCTGGTATATCAAGTTGAACAATCTCATTATCCAACCAAAATTGAACTTTTTTAAAAGTTCTATGAACATCATGGTTATTGGTTTCACTCCAATGGCGCAAATAATTTTTTAACAAAGAATCCATATCATCCCCTGATTTTAACAATCTTATCGCCAGCTTGAAGCTGTGGCGGGGAGCAATCAACATATTGTCTATCCCGTAACACTATCAAACTATGGTCGGCGGTAACAGTAACCGATTGCCCATTAGATGTTATACGGTACATCCGCTTCTTAACCTTGTGGCGCATAACATACGATATAGGCGCAGATGCAGGATGGTTGGCGCTGGTATCAAAAGCTAATGCGCGGCTACCATCGTTGACTTGACAAACAAATTCAGTTTTCCCATCGCCGTCAATAAGGCTGTCTTGATATTGTTGGAAAAATTCGGCAATTGTGATAGGTTTGCCATTAACTACAATAACAGAATCGCCGTCGACGCTATCCGTATCCCCTCCGACCACCCACTCTTCAGCGGGCTTGTCTTTTCCCAGCATCTTGTTCAGTAATTCAACCACCTTGCGCTCAATATAGCGGCTGGCAAGCTGGCCTGAAGTCGTAATACCTTCAGCCATACTGTGATTGTAATAGCGGAATCCTTCGTTGCCTAGTGCGCCGTATCAATGTGTTCAAATGGGGCGCTAACCCATTTGTCGCTTTCGCGTTTCCCATGTTTCCACGGGTATCAGACTATATCACAACCATACAAGCATCTGCTTGATTAGGTTCTATCCCTTTTCCCCGCCGCTTGGCAGGTACTCTACTCGATTCGGTATAAACCGTCTTTCGATAGTCGTTAGGCTTTTACGCTTTGCAGCGATTTAGCACGGTAGATTATCCATGTAGGATTTTCCCGTTTAAGGATAGTTTATCAATAACGGTTTTCCCGTTAAAGCCCCATATCAGTTTAGGGAGTTAATGGCAATTTTAACGGCCATTTGGCGGGCATCATAGACGGCGATAGCCGCTTCTTCTTGTTTATACAACGCTATCAGTTCATCATCACTAAGATTTGACAGTTCTATATCCATCATGATAGATAAAATCCTTTATTGTTAAAGTTTTACATTCTAAAGCATCAATATATCTCATCCCATGAAACTTCTGCGAAAACTCTTTTATAGCTTCACTCATATTCCAGTGCGGAGGTTTGATTATATCTGTAATTTCCCGACGATACTTCCCTTTTCCGCCAAACTTTAACCACGGAAACAACCGAGACGGGATTAAAGAAATATGGCCATCTTTGGAAATATACACATTATCGGTTTCTGATATGGTTCGCCCAATATCAAGTTCTTGCCAAGGATGGATAGTATCCGTTAAAACACAACGCTTTTCTTTAAAATCATAAACTTTTATCAATTGATTAACAGCTTGCCACCCATCAAATGACGAAGATTTTACCCGCCCGCGAACAAACCCAGCGGGAATATCGTCGCCGTTTAAGATAACACGTTGCTCATTTGTATCAGGATTGTACGCCCATTGTTTATATCCAATTGGCTTGCCTTTTCCGCACTCTGGCGCAGCATTGATAAAATCGTCGGTTGGCTTCTTCTCTACAAACACATGTTCACCAGTATGTGTATTATACCAATGACGCCGAGATTCTTGTAATTTCTGAAAACTTGGCACAATACTTCGATATAGCGCTGTCTTAGTATAACCACATCTCGCTGCTGTTATCTGTAATGCCATCAACATGCTGTCTTGAAGAGATAGTTTGTATAACAAATAATGAAGCAAATAATGAACTCGCTTGGATACTTTCACAACATTCGTAGGATAATCCTTGTATGATGGAAAAAGAGATTTGGGCAAGATGTGATGCAATTCAACATCTTCATCTCCCCAATCAATCGTATGCGCCCATGAAATCATTTTCACATATCGTCGAAAATATCTATCATCCACGGAAAAATCACACAAAATCTTTTGGTAGTCAAACATGTAACCCCCTTCTTGAAAGTTCTTTGGCAATCAGTTCAAGTTTTTTCGCGTGTGTCTTCATTTCCTTCTTGTAAGCCACGCGCTTATCAAAGAATTTTTGAATAATCTTGGGAAACCAGCCCAAACGGGATTTATCAAACATCGCGCCGTTGGCCGTCATGGCATAGCCTAGGCGCTTGGCTTCGAGTAATTCGGGTATATCGGGCTTGCACGCCACAAGCTCGTCAATCAAGCCTTCCCGCATTTGGCTTGGATGGCGCAATGTTTCGGGGCTGATATTGTATTGCTTGATGACCATGGGGTACAACGAGGTCAAATCGAAGGCCACCACCCAGCGGGATTTACCCACTATCACATCATTTACAAATGCGCCGACAAACGGTTGTTTCTGTTTCTGCCGATTCGGCGGTATCTGTATCCCCGCCCGCTTCAGCTCGTTATAGACCACGCAATCCCAGTATTTGACCTCACCAAAGATATGCGTGGGATTAACATGCCCCTGATAGGCCACGGTATAGACCAAATACAGGTATTTCAGCTTTTCATCGAGTTCGTTAATCAAGGCCACGTCACGGATGTTATACCGAACAAACATAGTAGGGTTGCCCAAGTAAAACTCTTTCAGGCTGTCAAACCCGCAATAATCCAGTTTGCCTTTGCCCAGTTCGTGCTGTGCCACAGTTTCAAGCTTGTAATCCGGCAGAGTATCGTAATTGAACTTCTTGTACAGGTCATGATAGTCGAGTAGGTCTAACCCTGCGACTTCATAGATACTGCCTTCAGGCTTGCCTTCAAACCTTGATACATCCCTGAAGGGGCTGCCGTAAACATGCTTGTAGATGGGCGATAGCTTATAGATGTCATCGGGTACTATCTTCAGGCCACGGTTGATTAAGAATGGGAAGTCAAAGCGATTCGTGTTCCATCCGGTAGCAGCATCCGGGCTTAGATATTGCCATAAGTTTAAGAATTTCTTAAACAATTCAACTTCGTTCCTACAGACGATTACTTCACTATGGTCGTCTTTCATGGTATCCAGTTCGGGGCGGTAGTCTAACGTGGTAAACGTAATGCTGTTTGGACTACCTATCATGCGAACTGTGATAGAGTTTACCTGCTGTGCCGCTTCTTGGGGCTTGGGAAAGCCTTTGCCGATTTCAGTCTCAATATCGATATTGGCAATCCTGATATATTGCATATCAAATGCAATCTCTTCTTCAGGGTAGGTATCGGCAATGAACTGGATGTAGGCATCCTGCATGCCGTAGATGTCGAAGAGGTCGTTGTACTCTTTGACGTATTCGCGCATCTCGCGGTTGCTGTCAAATACCTTGCGCTTTAGCGGTTCGCCATATAAAGAAAAACTATCGGGTTCATCAGTCTCCTTAGCTTTGATAAATAAATTGAATTGATGGGGCACGACTTCGATTTGCCTGTTTCCGTACTTGTCGACAAATCGGTGCACTACCTTGTTTTTTTGGATACTCACATTCGTATAGAATGGACTGCTCATGGATAAATACCTTTCGCAAATGTCGGATTTGATACAGGGCTTTGGTGTCGGCTTTGCCGTGGCCACTACCGTGTATCTGCTTATTGTATTTTACCGCGCCGCTGCTGGCAAGGATATGTCGGATTTGATTACATCGGATGCAGCGGGCAATAAGGTATCGCATACCAAGTTTTGGTCTAACGTGGCCTATACGGTAACGACCATATCCCTGCTTAAGATTAACTTTGACCCCGAGCGCACGCATGTGCTACCTGAACTATGGCTGATTTACTTGGGCACAGTGGCCGGGCATGCTACAGCTGCCAAGTGGATTTCTACCCGGTTGGGCAATAAACAGCCAGATTTACCGGAAGACGAAGCGGTTGAAGAAGAGCCCGAAGAAATCCCCGCTGAAGAAGCGGAAGCCGTTGAAGTTCAACCATTACTTGATAATGCGGCACAGCCGCGAAGCCAGCGCATTAAACGCCAGAGGTAGGCTAGGGTATTACCCTATAGCGTCGTCGCAATCTGTGGCGATTGTGAAGCGACTGTGGCCTATATCTGCAAAAACATCCCTACCTCTCGGATAGGGATGTTTCTTTATCGGCGTTTATCGCGGGGCGATAATGGATTGCTGTGGGGCGACAATCTTGCTGAACATCTGCCGATATTGCTCGGCCACTTGCGGGATGGGCGTATACTCCTTGAAACCGAACAGGCAGTCTTTGGCGGATACCGTGATACTGGTTTCTTCGGTCATGTCCAGCAATGGCACAAACATCACTTGATTCATGCTTCGGTTGACCAATACGGGGTTGGCCAGTTCAACTTCATTGTCAAGATTGCGGTTGATGACTTGGCCAATGATTGCGCCTTGCTGTGTCAGTAATAGGATTACATCATTCATCTTTGGCAGCCTCTTCAACGGGTTCTAAACGGGTTTCATAAGGCGTGGCAGTCCCGGCGCTACGTCTGCCTTTAGGCTTGTCTTCTTCAACGCTTTCCATTGCTTCAGTTTCCAAGGCCTTAGTGCCGGTGCTGCCAAACCCGCCTTTGCGTCCGCCTTTAACGGGCTTGGCTTCTTCGCCTTCGGGGATTTCCAAGGCATCGCTTTCCATCTTGGCCAAGTAGGCTTGGCACAGGCGTGTGCCGTGGGGAATGAACTGGCGCTGACGGGTGGTATTGAACAGGGTAATACCGACTTCTTCGCGGTAATCCGCATCAATCACGCCGACGCAGTTAATCAGGGATAAGCCGTGCTTCAAGGCCAAGCCGCTTCGTGGCACAATCAATACGCCGTAACCTGTGGCAATATTGAACTTCAGTCCTGTGGGGATGCAGGCACGTCCGTTGGGTTCTAACCAAAAACCAAGTTCGCCCGTTTCAGGCAATACCTTAGTCTCGACAATAGTCTTGTGGTTATCGTCAAACCATACGGGCACATAATCCCCGCTGTTGATGCAGGCCGATAAGTCAAAGGCAAAGCTGTCTTGAGTGGCCTTCTTGGGCGAAATTGCATTGGGTTTGCATTTGGTGATAGTCCAAAGATGATTCATGATAATCCTCCGTCATAATTAAATTTGTGAAACTCGTGATACTTGACCACGTTTACTTTATGGCTGTCGCGGAATTGCGGTGTCCCGCAGACTTCAGCCAAACCCCATCTATGGAGCAGATGAACAATGTTTTCCAAATACTGCTTTTCATCTTCATCTAATTCGGGGATGGGCTGCTTACCCCGCTTCAGCGCTCTGAACTGCTTGGCATGGCATAGGTATTGCCGCTTGCCGACTATGTAGCAGTAACACATTCTATGCAGGGTATAACCTTCCCCCTTGACAAACTTCATTAAGCCGATACGGCGCAGGGTTTCCATAAGCGTAATCAGTTCGCGCTTGCTAAGGGGTTCGATTTCCCATAGTACAACATCTGTCATCGTCCAAACCCTCCCTGAAAGGCATACTCGCGCAAAGCGGGTAGATTAGATTGCAGCATGGGCAATACTTCCAATGCCCGCTCGGTATTGTAGCCGTAAACCTGCTTAATCAGCTTAATATCGTCATCTACCACAGGGCGCTTGTGCCATTTGCCATAACGGCGTGGATTCTTTGGCAGTAAGTGATAGTAGAAGCGATACGTCGCATCCTTGGGCAAGTGATAGCCGAACTTGTTGGCCTCGTTGGCTGCAAATACCGTGTCCTTGGTGTTGGAGTAAATGGCATTCAGCATGTAATCGCTGCCCGCTACTTCTTCAAGCGGTAGGATACCTGCCTGTGCATTGATGTTCTTGGCAATATCAAAAGGCGATAAAGACATAATCCATCCCCCTTAGATGTATTGCAAGTCTGCCATCAGCTCGGTTAGGAAGGCCATCAAGTTGATTTCCTTGTTGACTACCATCGAGTTCTTGTGTTGGTAGTCGTTGAAATGCAAGATGAATTGCGGGATGCTGGCAGGCTGTACATACTGGTCAATGTGGTTATACAGGGAACGGCCTAACACGTTGATGTCGGTGTCGGGGTTCTCTGCTACCCATTTGCGCATATCGGAAAACTTCTTGCCCTTGAGCATCTCGTAGATAACATCAACCATTTCCGAACTGGCCATACCCAATGCGCCGATTTCCAACGTGCCGCTTTGGCTGTAGCGCTGGATATTGTTCAGGGTTTTGCGGAAGTCTGGAAAGAAATGCACGGCCACCTTGGTCGGCAATTCGGGGTCATACTGGATACCTTCCTGCTGCAGGATTTGGATAAGGCGTTTAACCCATGCCATCAGGATAGCGGGCTTTTCTTCTTTGGTTAATGTGAAATCAAACTCGAGCAAGCGGCTATGCAGCGGCTCAATGATTTTATTCTTGAAGTTGGCGGTAAAGATGAAACGGCAGTTTACCGAGAACTCTTCAATGAAGTTTCGCAGGGCTTGTTGGGTCGCAGATGTTAAACCATCGCTCTCGTCCATGATAACGACTTTTATCCCCCCGTCAAGCGATACGGTAGATGCAAACTCCCTAATGGTAGTGCGCATGGTGTCGATATTGCCGTTTTCAGAGCAGTTGATAACGATATAATCGCATCCCAATTCTTTGCACAAAGCTTTGGCGACGGTGGTTTTACCAACCCCCCCGGTGCCAACTAGCAAAGTATTGATTATTTCGCCTTTTTTAACCATTTCCCGAAACGGCTTCAGGATTCTTTCCGGCAAAATGCAATCATCCAAGGTTTGCGGGCGGTATTTTTCCACGAACAAAAATTCGCGGGGATTATGAAGAACGGTAGTCATGATTATTTGCGCTCCAAGCCGACTACATAGGCCAAACCATCGGTGCGTTCAAAGACTACCAAGTCGCCGTTTTGAATGCGCACGGTATAGGTGTCGGGAATCATCTTCAGCAAATCAATATTGCATTGATATTCATCTTCGGTTTGGCATTCTACCGGGATGTCGAATTTTACTTCATTGCTGGTCGGCTTGTTGGGTGTAAACAGGCGAACCCCGTTTTTGCTGATACCGATACGCTCCAAGCGCAGGATGGCAGCGGTTTTGCGGATATTGTTCAAATCGTGTTCAGACAGCGTGAAGGCTGCCACGATATTGTTCAAATCCGGCAGGGTATCGCGTTTCGGGATAACGTTGGCGCTCTCGAGGTAGGCTTGGCTGCCGTAATAGTAGGTAACGGTTCGATTATCCCCGCTAATTTTCACGCAGCGTTCTTCAAATTCGAACTCGGGGTCGTCGAATGAAGATACTACGTTCAGGAACTCCGACATATCAATCACGGCAAAATCTACCGGGAACTCATCTTCAATCGGGGTCAGGCCGACGATGGTATTGCCAAATGATTTAACCGCCAAGCGGCTGCCCTTCTTGATGAAGATGCTGTTATTGATGCCGGAAAAGTTCTTCAGGATTTCGAGGGTTTTCTGTGAGATTTTCATAAGGATAAACTCCAAGTACAAGATTACAAGCCGCTAACAGGGGCTAGGGTGGTAAAGCCCTCTACCCGCTGAAAACGGATAAAGGAACGGAAACTGTCGGCCAGTTTTTCGGGGGTATGCGTAATCACAAACACATTCAGCCCTCCAAGTAATTTTAACAGGTCTGCAAAAGCGGTGACGCCTTCTTGGTCAAGGCTGCTGTCAAATACCTCGTCCATGATAAGCAGGTTGCAAGACATATTAGATTTCAGCCTTGCCATATCCCGCCAAGCCAGCATAACGGCCATATCGAAGCGCAGTTTTTCGCCTTCGGATAGTTGATTATACTGCATCGGCTCGAAGCCGCGCATCTTAATTTCTTCTTCAAACTGGTTGTTGATGCTGAAGGTGGCAAACAAACCCAATTTCTGCAGATAAAGGTTAATCGTATTATTGATGGTGGGAATAAACTGTTCAATAATCACGGCCTTGATACCGCTATCCTTGAGCAGCTTGGCCACCATGTTGTTATATTCAACCTCTGCCTGCAGGGCATTCAGTTCTTCGCGCTTAGTGGCGACTTCCTGCTCAAGCTCTTTCAGTTTGGCTTCGTCTTTGGCAGTATCTGCCGTGGCGGTTGTCGGGGCGTTAAGCTTGGCAGCAATATCAGCCATATTTTGCAACAGGGATTGGTTGGATTGCTTCAGGCTGCGCAAAAGGTCGTCCATCTTGGCAGCCTGCTGGATAAGCTCGTCTTTCTCTTTGAGCTCGGCCTGCAGTCGGTCATATTCCTTGTATCGCCGCTGCAGGGTATCTTCAAAGTTCTCTGCTTGGGTATCCAGTTCCATCAGGTAGTTTTCTTTGAAGCCCCTATCGATTTGCTGGCTGCAGGTAGGGCAGGTGTTATTATCGCGGATAAATGCCCGGCGGGTATCAACATCTGCCTTGCGGATTTGTAGCTTGCCGATTTCTTGACTACTGGCAGACTTTTCCTTGTCTGCAGATTCGCGCATGGCCTTGACTGATTCGAGGTTAATCGCTGCCCGCTTGGCGGTTAAATCTTGGATAGCCGCTTTCTGTTCTTCAACCCTAGCAATCAGGCGCTGCATGTCAGCCTTGTACTCTTCGCTGCGGTCTTGGGCAGCCTTGGCCGCTTCTTCAACGATACGCGCAATCATGGTCTTTGTCGCTGATGCTTGTCCTTGCAAGTATTGCAAATCGGCATTGGCATCATTGGCCAGCTTCAGGGTCTCGGCGCTCTGTGTTTTATGAAGTGCTGTCATCTTGGCAAACACATCCAGCGATAACACAGATTCAACAAATGCCCGGCGCTTGGGTGCATTTAAGCGCATGAAGGGAACATAGGAAGTTTTACCGATAAGCACTAGCTGCTTGAAGGTATCAAAATCCATGCGCAGCAGGTTTGACTCAAGGTAGGCCTGATAATCCTTGGCGCTGGCATTTTGGTCGACCAGTTTGCCGTCAATCAGGATATTAAACACATCCGGCTTGATACCGCGCTGAACAATGATAGTAGATTGCCCGATTTCAAACTCGACCTCGACGTGGAGGTCTTTGTTGTTTTTGTTATTGACCAGTTTGCCCTTGGTCACATCCCTGTAGGGTTTGCCATACAGTACAAAGGCCAGCGCTTCCAAGAACACGGATTTGCCTTGGCCGTTTGCCCCAAGGATGGCAGTGGTCGGGCTTTTGGTCAAATCTAGGGAAATCGGCATTGCGCCGACTGACAAGATATTGCGATAGGTCAGTTTTTTAAATGTGATGTGGTTGTTCATGCCTGTGCCCCTTCGTACAGCTTGCCCAAAATGGCCTTGATGCGGGATTTATCCATGCCTTGAACTTCGATACCGTCGATACAGGCCAAGATTGTGTCTTTTGCGCTAATCCCGCCATTACTGTCAAGCTTAACGGCTTCGGATAAATCCGATACTGTTTCAATGTTTGATTGAACGACCACATTGAACTTGTAGCAGGCCTTTTGCAGTTCGTCTACCAATACGCGGAACTCGGCGTGGTCAGATACGGCAAAGTCTTTTACCTGTAACTCGACTATCTTGCCTTGATAGGCAGCGGGGTCGAATGTTGAGTGGTCTATGGATTCGTACTGTAGGCGGGCATAGGGGTCGTCGGGATTGGCGATATAGGATAGCTCGCCTGTTTCTGTATCCAAGATGGCAAAGCCTTTCTCAGTATTGTAATCAGCCCATGTCAGGTAATAGGGGTTGCCTGTATAAACGATATTGCCCTTGCGGCTTCTCAGGTGGAAGTGGCCTGTCAAGAACAAGTTGAATCGCTTAAAGGTTTCGGCAGTCAGGCCGTAATCGGCCAATCTACCGCGCTGCATCTCAAAGCCGATAATGTTGGTATGCCCTACAGCAAAGCGGGCATGGGATGTCTTGGCATGATGCAAAGCCTGTTCAAGATTATCATTGTTAATCCATGGGAAGGCTGCAAACGGTTCGCCTGCAATCATGTAATCATCAAAACAGTCAAGCAGGGTAACATTGTCAAATATATCCGGCAGCGGGAACAGGCTGTGATAACGGTTGGTATTCTTGTAGTAGATGTCATGGTTGCCAAGCAATACGCGAAGATTTACCCCGCTGTCGCGCAGGGGCGCAAAGAAGCCGCTGTAAACGGTATCCAGCATCTTGGTGTTCAGGTTTTGGCGGTTATCGAAGACGTCGCCCATATGGATAACGTCGAAGATATGATGTTCTACTAGGGAAGGAAAGAATGTGCCTTGGATGAAATCCATCTGCTTTTGCAAAAGCCATTCGTCGGATTTGGATGCCCCAAAATGGGTGTCGGTAATAATGGCAATCTTGGCCATAATGAAAAAGCTCCTTAGAAGATATGTAAAAAGTAGGGCGATTGTGGCATCCTCCCCATCCTAAAGGTTGGAGATTCCTACCAGTAACCCATGTTTCCATGGTCTACTCTCAGCGGGTTCTTGCTGCTGACCTCTATCGAGGTTCACTTCACAAGCTCTGCGGGTATGCCCTACCCTGATTAATCTTTAGATGGCTAGAATAGCCTGCCCACGGTTTAAGATATTAATTGCGCCTACCAAATCCGCATTGTTACGATAGCCGCATTCAATGCATTCAAAATCAGATTGGGTTTGTCTGTTTTCCTTAGCGGTATAACCGCAACAAGGACAAGTTCGACTGGTATTCTGTGGTGGAACTGCTACTAAGAAACCACCATTCCACGACAGCTTGTACTCTAGTTGTCTCCTAAACTCAAACCAAGCTTGGTCTAGTATGGCTCTGTTCAAACCTGATTTTTGTTTGACGTTTTTACCGGGTTCTTCAACCGTCCCCTTGGATGACTTAGACATATTGGCTACTTTTAAATCCTCAACGTAAACAATAGCGTGGTTTTTGCTTATCTTGTTGCTGATTTTGTGTAAGTAGTCTTTTCTAGTATTACTGATTTTATGATGCAATCTGGCAATCTTAGCTTTTAATTTCAGCCAGTTATGACTGCCTTTAACCTTATTTTTCAGTTGACGTTGCAACTTCGCCAATTTGCCTTTGTAGGTTTTAAAAGCATTCAACGGCTCAAAATATTCACCATTAGACAAAGTAGCAAACCGTACAATACCCATGTCAATACCGATTTCACCGCCTGTTGGGGTTGGAGTTTCCATCTCAATCTCTGTTTGAACAGAGACATACCATTTACCGCATTTTTGACTAACGGTTACATTTTTAATTTGACCAACTACATCACGACTGTTACGGTATCTAACCCAACCGATTTTCGGTAAATAGATGCGATTATTGTGTTGTTCTAGTTTACAGCCTTGAGGGAAGCGGAAGCTGTCTTTTTCTCCTTTTTTCTTGAACTTAGGGAAATCTAAACGTTTGGTAAAGAAGTTTTTGAACACACTCTCCAAATCTTTCAATGACTGCTGTAAAACCTGAGCGTTGCAATCTTTTAGCCAAGGCAATTCGCGTTTCCATTCAGGCAATAAACTTGTGAGTTTATAGTAGCTGAACTTAACACTATTATCAGCGTCATATCGCTCATTTTGCCAAGCCAAAGCACGATTAAAGACAAAACGAGAACAGCCGCAAAACTGTTTCATTTTGCGGACTTGTTCACCGTTAGGCATCAGTTCAAACTTGAAGGCTTTATATATCTTCATTTAGCAAGGACTAGAAATACGACGTTTCTATATTATACAAATTGGGTAGTAAAAAGCAAATAGAAATTTGGTGCATCTGACATTATGTTTTTGAAATAGCGGAGATGCAAAGATGTTTTGAATTGTAGCAGGATTTGCAGGGATTGCCTAGCAGTAAACGGGATATTGGATGGATTCTAGGCAATCATTAACAACTATATCGAAAAATAGGCATTTTAGAAAACTGTTTAAAATTCAGCAACTTTGTTTCTGTTGGCATGGGGTTGGTTGTTGGAGGACAACCCCATCTTTTCACGGCAATCATTAAGATATTACATGGCATTTCTGCCAGATTTTGCCTAAATTTTATGTACACGAAGGGAAACCATACAGGATTTAGGCTAATCATTAACATCTATCTACAAATTCAAGGTAATTCACGATTGCTTTAAAAATCAATACTTTTGTTTAATTCGGCATGGGGTTGGTTGTTGAGGGTCAACGCCATCGCCATTGAGTAACCATTAACATCATTACTCGTCCAACATCTTCAACAATTCTTCGCGGGGTATCATGAACTCCGTGCCATCCGGGGCACGGCTGAAGTAATCGGTAGTCATATCCCGTATCATCTCTACCTTGCGGGCAGCCCTTGTATTTTCTTCTTTGATTACTGCATGGAATGCCCATGCGATACATTGGTCAAGGAAGCCAAATGGATTATTGCTTCTCGCCGGGTCGTACTTCTTGATAGCCTTTACACAGGATATGATGGCCGCTCCCTGCATTTCATCAAGCCAAGTATAGTCGCGGTAATTAAATTTCTGACCCATGCCCTTGACCATATCAAGGATGGCTTGAGCAATATAACGGTTGGCTTTCGGTTCGGGTAGGCCTTTCTCTTCGGCTTCCTTGAGTTCGGCCTGATATTTCAGGATTTCTTCATGCAATTTCTGCTTATCAACATAATGCGCCATATGGGCTTCCCTTTCGCGTGTGTTTAAACATAGTATATCATAGTTTTCTGTCAATGCAATTTCTCGGGTCACAGATGGCCACAGATTGCGATTAGAAGGATGGGTAATACCCTAGCCTACCTCATGATGTTGAAGGCCTGAATTTCGCGTTTGTGATGCGAAAGCGGTTCGAAGCAATCTTTACATTGTCGTATATTGCATTTAAATCAATATAGGCCTATAATGCGAAGCATGGAAACAGAAAGGAAACATCATGTCGCTAATCCAACACATCGCCGATTTCAATGCCCGTTATGAAATGGTCTGCGATATTGCCAAATCCCTTACCCCTGAAGATGAAATGTGGGAAGACTGCCCGTTTTACTGCGCCAGCCTTGAAGATTTGCCCGAAAGCGTTGAAGATAAGATGCGTGCCGCTGCCTTTGCCCGTTCGCATTTCACTTGCCATTTCGGTCAATTAGTGTTCAACGGTGGTTTGGATAACCCTGCAATGGTCGCCGAAGCCGATAGCAAAGATAATGCGCTGGTTGATTTCGCTTCCGCCGTATTTGAAATTGCCTTGCGCCAGTACATTGCAGAACAGGAATGATTGTAACACATAAAGAAACCCCCTAATCCTGATTGCTCAAGATTAGGGGGTTTGCCTTACCCATCCCAAAAGGTGTTTAGTCTTCTACCAAGCGGAAGCATTCTTCTAAGAAGGAATCTACGCAGGCTTGATAGAGGTGCATATCGGATTCCTTAGTCATATCCAAGCCGAGCAGTTCTACGAAATCCGGCGCGTACTTGCGAACCACATGGAATTGCGCAGTGCGGGCTTGATGGTATGCAACCTGCTCGTTGGCGTTGTTGGCTTCGAACCAAGCTCGGGCTGCTTGGCGGATGGTTTCAGTTAAGTTCATTTGGATTCATTCTCGCGGTTAAGTTTGGAAATTTCGGCATTGTATTGCTGGATTGCCGCTCCGTAGCCTTTCCACTCGGCAAGGTCGTCGCGCTGGCGGTCGGCTATTTCTGCCACTCTAGCATATCTTGTCGCGCACTGTTGGAAAAGCTGCCAGCCTCGGGCAGCGGTTTTGCCATCAAGGCGGACGGTGGTTGAGGTGCCGTCGGGATTTTCGAGGGTGTAAATTTGACGCTGGGCGTAGCCGCGCAAGCTGTCAAGCTCAGAGCGCATACGGCCAATGCTGCGTTGAGTTTCATGGCGTTCCCTTTCTACTTGTGCCTGCATATTACGGATGCGGGCATTTGCGTTGGCGTTGATTTGCTGGATATGGCGTTCATGGATTTCCCGCTCGGTTTGCAGCTTGGCCGTTAATTCTTGGGTGGCCACCTGCTTGCCTTCGCGGAACTGGGCTTGGCGGTCGAGATACCATACCGTGTACATCGACATGACGACTAGGAAAATGGCAATCTCTTTGCGCCAAAGTTTAACCGCGCCTAAGATAGTTGTAAACATGGGGTTGTCTCCGTATTGGGATTATTACTATTTAGGCGCAGGGTTGGATTACAGGCGGAAATCTATTGTTACATCCTCTGTTACCACATAACGGCATACGCGGGCTTTAGCACCGTCGTAATCAACCGGGATGGATACAAAGTCTTTCGGGTTGACCTTAACAGCTACCACGCGGTTCGTGCTACGGGCAAAATGCGGGATATAGGATTTTGCGCAGACATGCAATCCGGCGCTGCAGGTTTGATGCGGGTCTTCCACTACATCTTCGCGGGGCATGGATACTGTCGTGCCGACACTGTTATCCATCGTGCCGCTATGGCAATCCAAGTAATTGTAGCGAACTACCTTCCAAGCCTGAACATCGCCGTCTGGCAATACTTGGATGTCGTTGTGTGCCATAAATGCCCAAAGATGTTCGCGGGCAAGCTTGGACGGGTTTTCTTTCAGCTTATCCATGAAGGCCAGCAGGGAAGCCAGTTCGTCTTTCATGCCTTCGCGGAAACGGGCAAGCAGGGCAATGGCAATATCATCTTTGACTGCAATGCCGTCAACAAATACTTCATTGCCTTTTACCGTTACGCGGTCGCTGGTCTTGGCCTTCACTTCATTGGTCAGGGCATCTTCGAACAGCATTGCCCATTTGCCGCTATTGGCGGGGCCGCCCTCGCGGGGTGAGGGGACCCCCGCCGCGAAAGACGCCGCGTCTCTGT